TGGCAACAGAAGATTCAACTTTATCGTGATGCAACATCTGACCCAGGTAATGGTATTTCACCAGTATCTTCATCATGGGCTAAGAAACATATTCTTGGTTTCTCTGATGAGGAAATTAAATTAGATATTCAACAACAAAGAATTGAAAGAGCAGTTGCCGGTGAATTAGAAAAAACACAAGAAGTTATTCTAAGTACAGGTATATTCGATAACCTAGATAAGTTATATGGTCAGAAAGGACAAAAATCTGCTGAAGGTGAAGAATCTGGTGAGGATATGGGTACTGATGATTTTGGTGGTGGTTCTGACTTCGGTTCTGATTTAGGTACTGATTTAGGTACTGATTTAGGTACTGATTTAGGTACTGATACAGGTTCTGAAATCGGTGGTGGAGGTGAAACTGAGGTAACACCTGAAGGACTGGTTAAGAATAAAGACCTTGACTTAATTTTGGAAGATTCCACTTTATTTGGTCAAAATGAGACTATAGATTTATCTAAAGGACGTAAGTCTTTAGGTGAAATAGGAGAAAAGTTGAATGAGTTACTTAAATAAGGATATTTATAAATAAAATAGTTATGAATAAATTAGGTCAAATAAAATCAAAAATAGAAAAAGGGTTAGTTTCTTTATACGGTAAACCATCGTTTAAACCGGCAATGAAGAAATTTAAAGAAACCGTTTTATCCAATAAAACAATGGCAGAGGCATTTTATATCTACGACGAGTTAAACTCAAAAAAAGGTATGAATCCTGAAATTGTATCTGATTATCTTTCTGAATCATTTGAGAAGTTAAACTCTATTATTGAGAAAAATCAAAGAGATATTCAAACGTTATCTGATTGGGCTGATGAACTTATTGGTAAAAAAGTTGAGAACGATTATTCTGATATCGATTATGTTTTATATGAGAAATCTTTTAAAAATTTAGAAAAAGTTTTAGAATCTAAAAATAGAATTAAAAAGAATATCATTACTGAAAATGTTGAGCAGACAATCACAGAGTCTATTAACTTACCACTTTCAACAATGTTAAAAATTGCCTCAAACACATTCAATCAAGAATATGGTAACATTGAGGAGTCTGAAAAAGAAGAATTAAAAAGTTTATTGTCTATGAGTACATTAGAAATACAATCCGAAATGTTAACATTACGTGAGTCAGTTGTTTCTAAATTACAAGGAACTCTTAACGAGAACGAAGATAAAGAACTTATAGAAAGTCTAACTAAGACTATCCAAAAAATTAATGAGAGTGAAAACGATTTAGTTAACCTCTACAAACTACGACAATTAAATTCAGGGTTATAAAAAAAAGGGTTTAGTTTTCTAAACCCTTTTTCATTTCAAGATATATTGCTTTTTGTTTTTGCTTCCTTCTTTTTACTGAAGGTTTTTGAAACTCTTGTCCTTCACGGAGCATTATAGTTTGTTTGGTTTTATTAACTTTGAACTTATATTGCTTCAAAGCTTTTTCGATGCTCTCCCCTTTTTTGATTTCTACTATTAACATATATCTGTATTATAATAAATACATTTTATTTCGTCAATTTTGACTTACCATAGTTTATTAACTATAATTTAAACAAATAAACTATAAGAGTCATTATGAAAATATATGAAAAAAGGTAAAACTTCGAAGTTAGAAATCTTCGATAATGCAAAGTGTAGTTACGGAACCGTTGACGCACAAAATTTTAAATCACTATACATTTCTATACAATCGTGGGTACAACCCACAATAGAAAACGGTCATTGGGATAGAATAACGGGTAATGTTAATCGACAAATAAAACATAATTTAATAGAGTGTGTAGACCCATTCATGTTTGAGAGTCATAATATCGTGGATTTAGATTTACGTAGTAGTGGGGTTCAAATGGGTAAAAAGAGTTTTATGAATTTAGAAATAACTTTATTTATGAAATCTGAAATCGATTTTAAATCTATAATATTAAGAGATAGAGTTAAACAAATTTGTAAATCAATATACCAAGATGAGTTAATGGGTTCCAAGTATTTTACCATGACAAAGTCAAAAACAAAAAAAGTTTAGTATTTATAGTTAAATTACTTTAATGAGAATCAAAATTACTGAAAATCAATTGAAGAGATTAAATAAGGTTATTAATGAGGCGAACACCCCCATTGATAACCTTAATAATCTTATTAACGCTAAAGACATTACTATTACAACAGGTTTGGTTGTGGTAACATTTGATTCTATTATGGTTGAGGGTGATATTAAAGATGGGAATATGACCGTTAAGTGTTTGATTGATAAAATCAAATATGACGGTAAAGATGTTACCGATTTCGCATTATCATGGACCTTAAGAAATGAATGGACGAGTGATGACTTACCCTTAGGTACTATAATATGTACGGATTTAGCTGAGATAATGAATAAAGAATTTTTATCACTTATTGGTGTAGAGATTAGCGAATATGATGTCATAATAGAATAAACCTCAATATAAAGTATTTATAATAAAGAATTTTACAATGAAAATATTAGGACCAAACGATACGGGTAAAGGAATATTGATTGAGTGGGACGCAGGTTTTGTGAATCCAAATGATAGTAGAAATGCTGACATTATAAAAGAATCGTATGGACAGTTAGACCACTCTAAACCATTTGAGTTTTATGCTGTATTACAAAAGTTTGATACACCTAATAGAAATGGTAGGGTTTATCCTGAAAAGATTTTACGTAGAGAAGCCGAAAGATATCAAGGAGCAATTAAAAAAGGTCTATCGATTTCCGAATTAAATCACCCTGAATCATCATTAATTGATTTGGACCGTGTATCTCACCTTATCACGGATATGTGGTGGGAAGGTAGTACTTTAATGGGTAAGTTAAAATTATTAACATCTCCAGGGTTTCATAGTAGTGGTGTTGTTTCGTGTCCTGGTGACCAAGCAGCTAACTTAATGAGACAAGGTGTCACTATGGGTGTTTCATCACGTGGTGTGGGTTCTTTAGCTCGTAAGGGTGAAAGAAACGAAGTACAGGAAGATTTTGAATTGATTTGTTTTGACTTAGTATCGTCACCATCAACACCAGGGGCGTATCTATTCTTAGATAAAGGTGATAAGATGAAGTATGAAGAAAGCTTAGACGAAGAGAAAAAACCAATTTCTGAACCAAAATTTAATGGTGCTATGGGTGCGTCTATTGACTTAATGAGAAGATTATCCGATTATTTAGGAAATTAAAAACATTAAAAACATGGAAGAAAAGTATTTTGTAGCAAAAATTCAGTATGATTTACCAGATGATAACTCGGGTAAAATCAAAAAAATCAGAGAAGAAAAATTAGTTAAAGGTTTTAACGTAACAGATGTTGAAGCTAAAGTTACTAAAAAGTTTGAGGGTTTTCCAAACGAATGGAGAATTACGGCATGTGCGGAAAGTAAGATTGACGAGGTTTTCGAATAGAAAAATCATACTAACAATAATTTAAATCGGGGTGAAAACTCCGATTTTTTTTTGCTCATTATATAATAAAGTGAATTTTTTTTAATCCAGTGATATTTATTAGAAAACTATAAATAAACAATTGCAAATATTTGCGCAAAAAAAACAAAATGGCAAACGAAAAAAAATCATTAGTTGAAGAGGCATTACTCCAAATGAAAAACTTGGAAAACGCCGTAACGGAAAACGCAAAAGGAATACTTGCTTCTACGATGAAGCAAGAAATCAGTGAATTAGTAAAAGAATCTCTATCTGAGGACGAGGTTGAAATGGTCGCAATGGAAGAAGGTTCAAACGACGAAGAAGAGTCAGAAATGACTGAACAGGAAATGGAACTTGACATTGAAGACCTAGAGGATGAAGTAGAAGACATGGTAGACATGGACGATATGGAATCTGATGAAGAATCAGAAATGGAAGATGAAGAAGAAGGTGACGAAGTTGATATGGAAGACATGTTAATGATGGACTTACCTGGAGATGAATTTGAAGTGGACGATGAAGAAGAAGTTCTATTACCACTTGATTTAACAGGTGCATCTGACGAGGAAATCTTAAAGGTTTTCAAAGCAATGGGTGAAGAAGATGGAATCATCGTAAAACAAGACGGTGACGACATTACACTTACTGACCAAGATGCTGATGTTGAATACAAGATTCAAATGGAGTCTGAAGAAGAGACTGACGAAATCGTTTACGAAATCGAAGTTGAAGATGAAGATGAAATGGAAGAAGGTATGGAAGAGGAAATGGCTGAAGGTAAGTACGGTATGAACAAAGGTGATAAGTTTCACAGAAAAGATGTGAAAGGTCACGAAGTTGAAGACGGTACGTACGGTGCATTTGAAGAAGAAATGAAAGAAGACGATGGAAATTATTTTGGTGATGCAGCTGAAGATGACTACTCACAAATTGAGAAGTTAAAGAAAGATGCACACTACGATGCTAAACGTCACCATGAAGGTGAGGCAACAGAATCATCTGTTCGTTCACACGTTAATGGTAGAGCTACTAATTTAAAACCGGAAGGTTTCCCTAAATCTTTAAAGCGTGAATCTTACGAAAAAGAGATTACACAATTAAGAGAGAAGAATGAAGAGTACCGTAAGGCACTTAACATCTTTAAGGAAAAATTAAATGAAGTTGCAGTATTCAATTCTAACTTAGCTTATGCTACACGTTTATTCACAGAGAACACTACCACTAAGCTAGAGAAAATCAACATCCTTAGAAGATTCGATTCAGTTGAAACGTTGAAAGAATCTAAAGGTTTGTATAAGAATTTAAAAGAAGAGTTTGACACTAAGGAGGCTACTACTATCGCAGAATCTGTTTCTACGAAAGTATCTAAGTCACCTATGAAAGGTTCTTCAAATCTTATCGAATCTAAGACATATGAGAATCCACAATTCATGAGAATGAAGGATTTGATGTCAAAAATTATCAAATAAAAATAAATTAACAATTAAAAAAATTTAAAAATGGGAGCATTATTAGAATCAGGTCTAGTTGGTAACGTAGGGTTAAAACACCTTAAAGTTATCAAAGAAGACACAATAAACAAATGGGACAAACTTGGTTTCTTAGATGGCTTAAAAGGTCACATGAGAGAAAACGTAGCACAGCTATATGAAAACCAAGCATCTCACTTAATTAATGAAGCATCGTCTTCAGACGGCTCAGGTTCATTCGAAACTGTAGTCTTTCCAATAGTTAGAAGAGTATTTTCTAAATTATTGGCTAACGATATCGTATCTGTACAAGCAATGAACTTACCAATCGGTAAATTGTTCTATTTTGTACCTAAAATTCAAGGTTACCAAGGAAATGGTGACGTACATTACGCACCTTATGGAGCACCTGGTGCTGACGGACAAGCGGTAGGAGCGGGTTACCCTGCTGGTCAGAAAAATTTATATGACCAATTCTATGAAGGTTCTGTACCTAATTCAGACCCTGCAGGTTTATTCGATTATTCTAAAGGAGCGTTTTCGGCGATTTCTGTAACTGCGGTAAATCAATTATGGAATGGTAGTCAATTGTACACGGCACCTTCTACTTCTTATACAGGTAACGTAAGAACTGTACTTATAGCTATGTCAGGTTTCTCATCAGCTGGTGCTGGTAAGTTAATCGGTCCTGATGGACAAGAGATGGATACTGAGGATTTCTTAGCATCATTAGAGGTATCAGGACCTTATGGTGTGGCTGGTGCAACTATATTCTTTAACTTTAACTTAGTAACTCAGAAATACGGTAAAGGTATTGTTGAGTACGGTTCTGAAACACAAACTACTTTCTATAGTGGTACTAACAAAGGACCAGGTGGTAAATTCTACGATACATGTGACGCTAACGGCGTTGTTTATATTTCTGTTGACACATCAACACCAGCGGCTATTGGTACATCATCATTAGATGGTTATACTGGTACAACATTTGCTGCGGCACCTGTGTTCACTGCGTCTTACAGAGTTTATAAAAGTTTAGAATTTGAAGACCAAATTGGTGAAGTTTCTTTCGACCTTGAGTCAGTTACAGTTTCTGTAACAGAAAGAAAATTAAGAGCACAATGGTCTCCAGAATTGGCACAAGACGTGTCTGCATTCCATAACATCGATGCTGAAGCTGAATTAACAGCTTTATTATCTGAACAAGTTGCGGCTGAAATCGATAGAGAAATCTTAAGAGATTTGAGAAAAGGTGCGGCATGGTCATTAAGATGGGATTACAACGGTTGGAAAAGAGTTTCTAACGGTTCAGTAAACTACAACCAGAAAGATTGGAATCAGACTTTGATTACTGCGGTAAATCAATTATCTGCTCAAATCCACAAATCTACTTTAAGAGGTGGAGCTAACTGGATTGTATGTTCTTCTGAAATCTCAGCTATCTTTGACGATTTAGAGTACTTCCACGTTTCAAACGCTGCTCCTGACCAGGACCAGTATAACATGGGTATTGAAAGAGTAGGAACGTTATCAGGTAGATATCAAGTATATCGTGACCCTTACTTCCCACCAAATCAATTATTGATTGGACATAAAGGTTCTTCTTTATTGGACACAGGTTACGTTTACGCACCTTATGTACCATTACAGTTGACTCCTACAATGTACAACCCGTTCAACTTTACTCCGATAAAGGGTATTATGACGAGATACGCTAAGAAAATGGTTAATAACCGTTTCTATGGTGTTATCATGGTTGATGGTGTTAGAACGTTTGACATTAACTCTTTAAGATAATATATCTTAAAATTACTAATAGAAAGGGGACCATATGGTCCCCTTTTTTTATTTAGTATAGTATCGTTTACAAAATGGAGAATCTTCTCCGAAATATAAACATCTTAATATTTCATTTTCAACTCTAAGTGGTTGAAATTTATCATTGTCAGATGGCATATGTCCTTTAGTCATTGCCGCTCTCATTAACATTTCGTTATTAACAATTTTAGAACTTATTTTATTCCTATCCATTATTGGTTTTTTAGCAAAAAAAAGGAGGTCAACGACCTCCAATTTTAAATTTTATTAATATTAATTAGCTTTGTGAATTTCAGGTTCACCTACAGGTTTGTTTTCTTCAGGTGATTTAGGAGATGTGATTATTCTAATTGCTTTAGAAATAGTCTCAGCTTCTTCCATTCCGAATGCGTTCCTTGTATGTGCAGCTCTAGCGGCTTGAACTAGGATATATAATCCTTGGTCAGGAGTCATTTGATTAATGAACGAATCTAAATCCTCATTATTATTATAATTTATTGTGTTAAAAAGTTGACCAATTGGTTTAGGACCCTCAGTGTTTGGAGTTTCTTGGTTTACTGTTTCTTCCACAGGTGTTTCAGTTTTTACT